ACTCGCAGCAGTAATGTTTGGCTCGTCAATTAACAAATCAAATAGCTTCTTAATGCCAAGATATGCAATCACACTGGGTTCTAAATCCCATACAAAAGGAAGCCATAAAGGAACAGGTGCGTCTGGCTTTGAACAGTCCTCAAAGTACCTAGCAATTGCATTCTCTACGTCCTCATGTATCGCTCGTCCTAGTCTCTTATAGCTTGGTTGTTCGGACAGGTAATTGTTATCTTTATATACCTCCTTCATCTTCCTGTACCTGTGCTTTCCCCACTCTACCATCGACTGTTCCCACATATCTTCTTTTGGGTGTCCACTTACTCTTTTATTGCTCACTTTTAATCTTTCTTTTTTTAATTTCAAACTCTCTCCACTCCTTCGGCTTCCTTCTTGGTATTTCTGTTCGTATCAATCGTCCTAACTCATCGTAACCTAATTGGTTATTCATCCAAAACAATTCAAACTTTTTCTTTACCTCCAATTCAAACGCTCTCGTAGTATAATATACTTCATCGAAATCTTCATCACTACTCATCGGTTTCCTCCTCTTCCTCTAACATCTCTCGCTCTCTCTTTGCTTTCGCTAAGGTCATGCAATCAGGTTCTTCTTCCTTATCTTCTTCAAGTTCATTGTGCCAGTATTTATTTTCCATCGTTATACTCCTCTAATAGTTTCTGTAAGGACAGGTAAAGGTTAAAATATTTATGTTCGGGATCAAGCACACCTTTGAAGTGCTCGGTCATTATATAGTGCATGGTTTCTTCTATCATATTTCTAGGTTGGTTTATATATTTAAAATCTTTCGGTGTTATTTCTGTTCTCATAGGTTGGTTAGTTGATTGTCTAATGCATCCTTCTATTGTGCTGTAATTCATCTAGTCTGTATATAAGAAGCCAAGACTCAGCAAGAAGATTAACATAAACATTAGTAGCATTTCTAAGCTCATACTGATTTTAATTGGTTAAAGATTTGAAGACCAAGGTCAGGGTGTACGCAATTTCTAAGTATCTGACAAGGACAATGGTTACCTTTGTAATAAATATTTTTTTCGTAGTGAATACCTAACCAGTTCATAAGTTTTTCTTTTCCTTTTAAGTTGTCTAAGTTAATAAAATCTTTCGGACGCTTAACATCTTCAGCAATAAAATAATCACTTGCCCAAAACATATGCCTTCCTACTTTAGTGGTCTCTTTAATTAAAGGTTCATAAAAAGGACAAACATTTTCTACTACCCATTTACCTTTGAAGAAATGTTTTAAAAATAGAATCTCTTCGTAAAGTTTAAGGTTAGGATATTTCTTTTTCGTTCTTGCATTTGCTTGTGCCATTTTAGAATGAGTCTGACAAGGTGGAGAAGACCAGATAAAATCAAACTCTAAATAATGATCTTGTAAATATGTATGAGCATCACCAATGACTAAGTTATCACCAGGAAAAAGTTCCTTGTAAACATCTGCAATTTCCTGGTTCTCTTCTACACTTGTTACTTCACAATTTTTCCAATGCTTTCTGTTGCCCCCTAAACCTGAGTATAGATTGAGAACTTTCATAGATAAGCTTTCTCCCATTTTGTTATGAAATCTCTGAGCCATTTCTTTTGGTCATGGTTTAACTTTAATTCGCAACTATCCCATAAAATAGCATCAGCAGATAAATCTCTATCATTATTTTCTGCATAGCTTTTAGGTATGTTTAATTTTATCCAAGCAGAATAGTCTTCTACCAATTTAGTTATGTTATTATCGCTCATTATTTAATTAACTCCCTGGCGTGTAAGAATTTCATACCTAGCATCTTTGCCAAGTCTCTACCTGACCTGTTAGCTTCTTCAATTCCGTCTCTCGTTTCAATAGTACTTATCTCTCGCTTTTCAGTAACACCTTTTAAGCTCTTACTTTCAGCGTAAATTCCATATTTTTTAATTATAGTTCTTTTCTTTCTTACTTTCATATTAGTTAGCTTCCTGTTCGTCTCGTTCCCATCCTTTATTGACTTCCATATTATCACACCAAGCACGGCTAATTTCTTCATCATCCCACGCGTTTTCTTGTGCTCTGTCAATAGCATCATCCATGTTGTCAGCGTTAACATAAAAGGTACGATAAGTTGTACTCTTTATTTCGATCTCGAATAGTTTACTCATTTGGTTTTATTGGTTATAGTGTTTTAACATATGCTTCTATTGATTCATACATAGACTGGTCAATTACATAATGTTCTGACTCTTTAAATTTTTTCATGTGGTACTTTATTTGCTCCCATGATTCATCGCAGTCTATAAATCTAAGCTGATCTGTATAGGATTCTAACAAATGATTCATTAGATAGTGGTGATATGCTTCTTGGTTTGTCATGTTATTGGTTTGGTTTTAGTTTTTTAAGTTCTTTAAGAACACTTTTATATTGCTCAATCTTTTCCTCATGGCTACTAGCTCGCCCAGTGAACAGGTGAGGTAGTTCTTTCATGTGCCATTCGATATATACTTCTTTGTAATCGCTTACAACTCTGTAAACAAAGGCAGTCTCGTCTATGTATTCTGTGACGCTCACAAACTCGCCCTTCTTTCATCTCTTAATCTTAACAAATAACTTTTAGGTATCATTCGATTAAGCTTTTGAATACCCTTTTGATAGATCGCTTTAACTTGTCTCAATTCCTTCCATCGATTATCTTTATTTAAAGTCAATCCAAGCGAGCTTTTATCGTAGCCTTTCAACTCCTTACAAGCTTGGTTAAAAGACTTTTCAAGGCAGTCTATAGACACTTTGTAAATCTCAAACTCCATCGGTTGCAATGATTCGTAATGCTTCACTTGTTTCTTGCATAGGTTTGGGTCAGTGTTTTTTGATAAGTTCATTTTATTATAATTTGGTTATATCTTTTATTAATCGAGTTGTCGCAAAGTTATTTATGTGGACGCATCGGTTACCTTGTAAGCTTGTAAAGACAAGCACAACTTTTCCTTTTAACTTGTCCCCGTTGTCATCTATAAAGGTAACGGTATCATTTTCTTTTATTTTCATTTTGTTTTATTTTCTATTGGTTAGAGTGAACAGATAAAGATTAAGATTGCCCAGGTTGCAAGGACAATTATTGGTGACAATAGCCATATAATAGCCTGTTCCTTTTTACTTGGTTTCAGTGAGTCAAACATTTCTTGTATGTCCGAGGTTTGGTTAATTGGTTTTTTCATTTTGGTTTAGTGTTTTATCGGTTAAAAAATAGGTTCTTAGATACCCTTGTCAGTTTACGCTTTGCACCTAAAATGGTTTTACAATAGAAGATAAATTCTCCATAGGTTGCTTTGATTTCTTCTTTTTTTGTTAGAGTATTATAACAGGTGTGAATATACCCACCTCGATAAGATGTTGTTTGAAAGCAGTTTTTACTCATGTTATGCTAACTCCTTTACTTGTGATTCGTACTTCTTAAGAGTCGCCACCTTTAGTATATTAAAAGCATAGGTCATCATGTAATCATTCAAAGTTATGTCATCTGTATTATGATCATTTTCTTGAACTTCCCTTTCTACTTCATCAAATAAATTATCGTCATAAGAGCCGTGCTCAAACTTAACAAAGTTAACTAATTGCCAAGCTTTGTAATAAACAAACGAATGATCGCAACTTGAACATATTTCTATGATTGCATTGTAATGATCGAATGATGAATCGAGGTTATAATCGTTAACAGAGTCAACAAGTGAGTCTATAAGTGAATTGAATTTTTCTTGGTTCATGATATATATTTTCTATTTGGTTATTAATCTTGATTAGTTTAAATATTCGCCGTAACAGAAAGCGTAAAGAGTTTCCCCAGTTCTTAACTGGATGTTTACATTATAGCCGTCATCTTCGATTTGTATTTTACCTTTTGATTCATCTGAGAGTATTTGTAACTTATCGCGACAAAATTTTAAAAGTTTGCGTGAGCTATTGAGAATAGATTCGTGCAAATAAATACCTTCTTCAATAGTTTGCCAGTTATTCCAAGACCAACTTATTCCATCATGCCACGCATCCACTGATAAAAGCTTAGTTTTGTAATATATATTGTTTGTAGTAATTTTCATAGTATATTTTTTCTATTGGTTTTAATGATCAAGAATTCTTAAGAGTATTTAAACCGATGTCGCATTCATTAATTTTAATCGGTCTTGCATTGGATTCATTGATAAAATTTAAAGAGTCCATGACATATTTAGTGTTTGTAGCAAAGGAAAGACCTTCCCCATATTGCAAAGCATGATTGAGAGCATCGATAGTCTCTTGATACTGTTCGCAATGTTCATAGTCCATGCAATCAGCTTGATAGTGAACATAAAGAGCTTTTTCTGATTCTAGAGCTGATTTAGTGAAGTGGATAGTTTTCATGTAATTATTGATTGGTTAATTGCTCGAATGCTCGAAGCACGCATCTTTCAAATAGAAAGACTGCCTACAGATTACATTATCTGTCAACCCCCTTTAAACACTGGGATTGCAAGGTTTTAGTTATTGTAAAGTATTGATTTTCACAATGTTACGAAAAGATCAAAAAACTTTAAATTATTTAAAACTTTTTTTCAATTATTTCATAAGTGTATTGATTATCAATGAGATAAAAAGTTGTCTCAATAGAGTCTCAATAGTAGTAATTCATACTTGAAGCGAAAAAGTTTGTTGTAAAGCTATGTCTGGCAGTACTTTATGAAAAGATTGGGATTGAATTTGTAGTGTTTAACAGGGATTCAATAGACTTTGACTAATCAAAGTAGATAGTTTGATTGATAGTAGATAAAGGCTTTGATTAATGCTTGTTATAGACTTTGATTGATCGAAAATAAACAAAGTAAAAAATACAAATTTACAAGTGATAACACATTATCAATAAGATCCAAGCGATCAACCTGCTTTACTCGTGTAGTACTATAACAAATTGAACAGGCTTTGCTTTACTCGTGTAGTACTCCCTAAGTCGTTGACTACCAGTAATTAGACATAATCTATATTGTACGATTCACGTTGATAATCAACGAGTTATGACATTAATTTTAATAGTATACCACCCCCACAGTAATTTTACAGGGGTATCGAGGGGGTTTTTTCCGTTCGCGTATATAGCGTAAGCCCCTCAAATTTTTCTACCAAAAATCCAATATACTTTTGTCTAAAAACAAAGTCTGATGATTATTTCTAGCATCATAAAGAAGCAATCTACTAGTACATCTCGTTCTAAAAAGAACATGATCATAGCTACTATCCAATAGATTTCTGTTTGTACGTGTCTCACACTATCTCTTCGTCTTCATCTTCATCATCTTCCTCATCGTCATCTAGTTCTAAAAGGATGACACTGGTAGCTAATATATCGTATTTAACAAACTCCAGTACACCTAAGATTGTTTGGTCATTCAAATCGAACTCCCCTTTATAACGATTTATTAAATTACATAAGTCGTTGGTTAACAAGTCTGTCTGAGTATCTATGTCCATATCTTTAAATTTAAGGCTTTACAAATCTGAAAATCGTTTATAATGTTATCTATAACTTATAAGGAGTCTTTCTTTAAAGACTATCTTTTAAAAACTACTTTAAAGTAACTTTAACAAGAAGTCGATACTTCGTTCTTCTCCTTCTAATCCTTTAAGAGTAAAGACCAAGACAAAGACCTTCTTTAACCTTCTCTTTATTAAAAAACTTTTTAAGGATAGGTGTGTCTAAAGACCAATAGTATATTTCTTTTTAACATATATGATTAATAAAGTCTTTAAAAGGAGGAGGGTCTTCGTCAGGGTCGACCCTCTTTAAAAGTAGTATCTGTAAAGATATGTATTTAAACTAACTACCGAAGCACTTACATTAATCACATCCAAAGGTTACTGTTATAAGAGCCTTTAGCTTTGTTAAATGTATCTACAAAGGACGTTAGTTCTTTGTCCAGGAGTTCCTGTTTACGATAGTTAATGTTATTGTTAACATCTTGATTCATTTGTTCTACCCAATAGTTAACAGCAATAGAGAGAGCATCTAATCTATCATCGTTAATAAGGCTACCTTTATCCTTTGTTATCCTTGATAGTTGATAGATAAGCATATACTTAGCTTGATGTTCAATAGGATAGGACTGAGCACTCTTATAGTCTTGTTGAACAACAGAAGGATCAATAATAAGTTTATGTTGATTAAGGACAGGTTCAAGGACATCAATGATTCTAAGTTCCTTTTGTTTGTTATGTCTTACTTCTTCAATGGAACAAGGATAGGTAGTCATAAACAAAGGTTTAAGTAGTTCCATGAACATACCATCTCCAAAGTTAGACTCTATAATAATTTTGTTAACCTTATTAGTCTTGGCAATGTAGACTAGTTGTTTAAGAGTTTGTTCATCATATCCACCTTTTAACCCACCAGCTTCTGGAACAAAGAGTTGACCGTTAAGCATCTTAACAACAGCATATCCTGTTTCATCCTTACCTCTACCACTAGGGTCAATAGACAACACAGACCCTGTGTACTCAATCATATCACCTAATATCTTAAAGGGCTTATGAAATCTATCCCCACCTAGACCTACGTTAGGAATATCTTTATTTTCAAAGGATGGATCAGAGGACCACATAATCTTTTCAGGAGCTAGGTCTACATCCACATCTGTTATAATTAAATCGTTAACCTTTAAAGGATACCGATCAGCATCCGACAAACGAGGGTTAAGCATGAACTGTAAAGCATACCCAGTCCTACCGTACGACAGCTTTCTTTCTTCAAGGTCTAGATCAGTAAACCTAGAAGGTTCTGTAGATCGTCCTACTGTCTCATCTGTTATCCTTTCAGTTAAGTACGGAGCAATATCGTTATCGTAGTTCTTAAGTACTAAGTCTTCACTTGGATACTCAGAGGTCCATATACGAGCGTCATAGCCCCTCTCACGCAGTTTGTTATAAATAGAGTCCTCGCATTGGGGTGTCCCTAGAAAGAGAATCCTCGAGGTGTCTAAGGGCTTTAGAATAGCTTCAAACTCTTTTACTTGTTCATCTAGCTTATCACGCATTCCTTGAGTAGCAGAGTTATTAGGTACTTCGATGTCATCAGCAATGATAATGTCTGCACGGCTACCTGTTAGCTGGGAGGATATACCGAGGGACTTAACGGAAGGTGCGTGAGCAGCTGGAGCAGGACCGACATCGAAGGCTATCTTAGAGAACCTTTGATCCTTTTTAGGGATTAGACCTTGAAGAACAGGAATGTCGTGTATGATTTTCAAGGTAAAGGTGGAGAAGTCATCAGCACGGTTCTTAGAAGCAGATACAACCAGGATGTTCTTAGTGGGGTCTAGTAGGAGTTGATGTACAGCATAGGCAGAACATATCCAAGACTTACCTACTCCACGGAACGCCATGATAACAGATCGTTTAGGACCGTGTTGCATGAAGTCTGCTATGTCATATTGTAATCCAGTAGGATCAGGTAGGTTCAAGTGTTTCCAAACTACATATAAGAAGTTACGGAAGTCCTTGAGTTGTTTAAGTTTATCGATACTCACAATCCAACTCTTTTGTCTCTCTCTTTCGGTGTTGTTATTACTTTGTAGCTACTTTTTGCTTTAGTTGTATATCATCTTCAAAGGGGAGTACTTCATTGAGTAGGTCATTAAGGGGAGTATCTTTCCCACTTGTTAATACAATCTCATTATCTTTAAGTAATTGCCTAGCACCGTTCAGTAGTGATGGATTGTACTCACCAGTCTCGTGCATCTGATCGATAGCTGATTTGTAGGTATCTGCTACATAACCTTGTAATTTACCTAGTTCTTCAAAAGTCTTCATATTGTTATGGTGCGGTTGTTTTATACGGATGGATGGAAGG